CGCTATCGCATACATCGCTGATACGATGCAGCATAGGAAACGAGGCCTGTGATGCCGGCACACCGCGAGTTTGACTTGGCCTTTCCGGATTGACTAAATATAAAATATTTTCGGCCTTTATCTTTTCACCTTTGCCGATATCGATGTGATTGTTTTTCCAGGGACACAAGTTAAATTCCACCGGCCGGCCGTAATCATCTTTTTTGATGCCGTCAACATATGGCTTCTTGCCATCGAGCTGCTCAGCCTCGAATAACTGAATCACGGATTTGTTGGTCAATAGAGTTGGATTATCACCGGTGACCATAACTTCACGGCAGATCATCCGGCCGACTTCGCCACCGGACAATAGATTGCGAATTTCAGGCTTCTTGAACCAGGCCTTCCACAACGCCTCGATTTTCTTATCGACACTGGGAGTCCCTGTATTGACCTGCAGCTCAAAGCCATTTCCTACGATATAAGCCACCGCCCGCTCAATCATTCCTTTGTAGATTGCATTGTTGCGCATAAAGTCGCGGCTCTGGGCCATGAGTTTTTTGCGGTCCCGCGCATCGTGACTGGAGCCCGGGTATGAAATATAGCTGCGGCCTTCCCTGGTGGCTATCCTCGCCGAGCGATAGCCTAATGAACCGTAGTAACCATGCTGGCCATCAAAAACGATAGGTCGTTTTGAAGAGGATGTTCCGGCTTTGGGCTTTCTTATCATGTCAGCATCCTTCCCCTGGTAAAGCTGCTGCGATTGACTGAGCTGCCTAATTTACTCACAACCGCTTCGAGCTTTTCTTTCTCCTGCTGCAAACTCTCGAAGTTGATATTGTGATCACTGGTAGCGATGACTTTCGGCCGAACGGCCAGAATGAAGCGGACAGCCTCTAATGCATTCTGTGCCTTGGTAACGGAGCCCTCCCAGGCCAGATTGTTCTTGTACTGATCGAGGGCATCTGTGATTGTGCTTGCGCTTGTAAGTGACATCTACACCGCCAATTCTTCCGCGAATCAGCGGCAGATAAAAAAGCGATCAGCAGATCATCTGCCGCTGATCGCTTTTCAAATATTCACTTATTCTCGGCTATTTTTCTATTAAGATATGACCCTGTCAATCCCCTTTTGAAAATTCTTACCAAACATTGGTAAGTTTTTTCATTTCGCTCAAATATCATTATTTCCGCAAATTAACCCCATATCTGCCAATTTCTGGCCCCCAGGATGCCCTGTGTTCGATTTTCTACCCTCCCCGCCACCCATAATACCCTATTTTTCAGTTTTGCCCATTCTGCGCAAATATCCGCTCTTGATTCAAAAAACCGTTAGTCATTTTTTTTCCCGTTTCTCTTGATATTCATAGCAACCAAACGGCTTCCCTATTATTCCAGATATAGTTCGGCATGATTCACATGGCCTGTTGCTCCACTGATGAGGGTCGTTTTGTATAATATCAAGAACTGCATCCATCAAAATATTGGATGCTGCTTTTACTATCTTTTTTGCTTCGTCATCTGTCATTACAGCTAAAAAGCTTAATGCCAGCCATTTTTATCCGGCAGATCCGCTGTCGGGTTCTCTTTGGCTATAAAGTCGGCAGCCAAATGTTTCAAGCTCGGCATCACATCGTTTTTGTTATATCCCCGCTGCATCCAGTAATGCTGCAGATCATGCTGATCATCAGGCTCATATTTTTTCTGACAACTTATCGTTATAAAATACCGGTCCGTCTCGAGCGCTTCAACCAGTTTTGCTGCCAGCTCCGGCTCTCTGGCCAACAGCTTCTTCAGCATGCTCGATGGATTTTTTAACATCTGTGGCAATGAACCCCGCGGAGGCTTCACAGCAGGCATTGGCGGTATATGCTCATCATCCAAGTTTGGTACTCCCATCGATTGTTTCTTGTTTTTTCTTTTTGTCCACATCTGCATTCTCCTTTTTAATTGGTATACCAATTACATAATATCGATGGAGGCAGACCGCCCGCCGGCAGCGGCGATATTGAGTTTTTCCATCCGTTCGGTAAGCCACGGTATCCATACCCCGGCACCGGGGACATTTACTCGGCGTTGGGAAGACGTAGTTTCTCTTTTTTTTGGCCATTTTATGATCCCTTTCAATATCTTGTTCTAATCGGCCGCTTCTTTACCGGCTTGCCGATCGGTTTAGTTTGCTCTGTTTTTTTCCCGGGGTCTGCTAATGTCCACAACCCTGCAATCTCAGCTGCCGCCCGTGCGTAGACATCATCATCCCAATAATGATTAGGCCGGCCTTCCTTTTTCACTACCCAGCCGATCCATCGTATCCGCGGACCTTTGCGTTGGATAATTTTATGCTCACTGGTCAAATGCTCCAATACTTCATAAGGCGTCTCGGCGTGCAGATGTCCATATCCCGCACCTTCCTTGCTCGCCTCGAAATATCCGCGATACAGGGCATCCTTATATGCAGTGACATTTAGATCGTAGCGTTTCAATCGACCGCCGGCCGCCTTGCCCACCCGCCACATCTGCTTTTGCAGATAGTCATCGCCCGCCACCGGGATAATCTGAACAGCACCAGCGCATCGCACGCAGAAAGCATCGACCGTCTCGGTATTATACATCCGGTCTATCGCACTAAGAGCAATTCGCATCCGCAATTTTTCATCTTCGAACAGCTCAAATCGCATCGTCAAATACGGGATCAGCTTTTCCAGATTCTCAACCCGGTCGGTCGGACCCGTTTCGATTCGCTCCTCGAAGATGCTCCAGTACTCGGCCAGGTATCCCCAGCCCAGCACCCGCATATAAACATGATCGAGCTGCACATCCAGACCGGCTGTGAGCATTTGCACACCAGCCGGCACCTTGCCCTTCGGACAGCTGCCGATATGTGTCTGCAGCGTATCGATTGCCGTCTCTGATCGGGCCTCCCTCCACGGCCGGGCCAATTGCGAGTTCCAGAAATCCTTCAACGGCTGTATATTGCCCATCTGCTTTGCCTTCTGGGCCCGCACGAATTCGGCCGTTAGCGAAACGATGGTCTCGACCATCGGATGCAGCATCAATGCATGAACCCGGCAGCTGCGAAAGCTGGTCGATTTAATCTCACCTATCAACCGGCCGTTCAGGTCCAGCTCACAATCGCCGGGTATGAACTTGCCGGCACAGACTGCCTGCCATCTAAGATCTTCCGTCCATGGTTGTTCACATTTCGGACAAACGTAACGCGAATGTTTGCCACTGCGATAAACCTGCTCATCATAGAATTCTTTCTTTGCGGTCCTGTCTATCTTGACATTTTCCCAGACAAGTTGATGCCATTTGCCGCATTTCGGACAGGGCACCCACCACTCGCAGCAGTCCCCCCGGACCCATTCCTGATCCGACATATCATCGGCCGTCACCGGCGTTGTCATTCCCAGCAGCTTGCTTCTGCCTTTGAACCACCGCTGGCGTTTACGCATCAACGATACCGGGTCCGCCTCTTCCACATGCCGCATCAGATCATCGTTAGCTGCAAACATCGGGCGAATCCTTGCCTCTACACGATTTTTGACATCATCCTTGCTCGGCATAATTAGCAGCGTCGGCCCGGGCGCGCAATCTACAACATAACCTACGAACCCGGTCCCAAGAGTTGTCTTGCCGGATTGCGCACAGGCATAGATCCATACCTCTCGAGTCACCGTATCGCTGAGCCACTCGGCAATCTCCACAAAGTAAGGTGTATATTCCCTGCTCCACGGTCCTTCAATAGCACTGGTACCGCCTTCGAGGATGTAGTTACTCTCCATCCACTCGATAAAAGGCGGCCTTTGCCGCGGTCGAAGAATGTCCCACTCTTCTTCGTGGATGGGCCGTAATCGCCAAGGACTCTGCTCAGTCACCGCCGAGGCTTGGATTGTTTTAGTTGCCTGAATCATTATTTCTTG